CGTCATCGGGGTGGCCGCGAACGCCTCGCCCACGCCCATCGTGGCCACCTGCAAGGTAGCGATAGCGCCCGCGGCCACCCCGATGACGGCCGGCAGTGCGGCGACCGCGCCGGCGGCGGGTGCCAGCGCGGCCGCGAGCTGCACGGCCGAGGCGGCCGCGGCGCCGATCGCCCCGGCCAGGGTGCCGACCAGGGCGCCGGCGGCGGCGACGCGGCCCAGGATGCCGACGGTGCCGCCGAGGACCTTTCCGAACCCGCTGAAATCCACTGTGGCCTGCCGGGCCGATTGGAGCAGGCCGGCCATGCGGCGCCCGACCGGGCCCATCGAGGCGCCGAACGTCTCGATGGAATCCAGGGACTCAGAGAACGACGCGCGCAGGCCGGCCAGGCGCCCGCGCACGGTCCCCATGGTGTTCGTGAATCGGCGCGCCGATGCCTCGGCGTTGCCGAATGATCGGCTAGATTCATGGTCAGCGCCACGGAACGCGCGGGCCATCGAGTCGGCCATGCGCCGCATCTGGCGGTCGAATTCGGACGCGTCGGCCACGACCGTAATCTCGGCTCTGCCAACCGCCATGCGCGCGCCCCCCGGTCGTGCGGTCTGCCGACCCCCGGTGCCCGATCAGGATATGAACTGGTCGATGCTGCGCGGCAGCTCACCCGTATCGTACCCGGCAGGGGGCATTGCTAGCGATGCCTCAACTGCCGCACGGTCGTCGCGCTTGACTGACGCCATGACCACGCGATACGCACCGGCCAGCCACACCGCGAGCGGCACTGTGGACGGTCGCAAACCCTGCGACCACAACTCGCCACCCACGCCGGTCCAGTTGACGGCGTGCAGGGCGAGGTTGTCGGCCACCCACCAGTCACAGCCGGCGGCGTGCCCCCACACTTTGCGGGACGCCTCGAGCGCTGATTCGGGGCGCAGGCGCCCGCTGGCCATGTCGCTGTAATACCGGTACCGGTCGGCGGTGTCGGTGAGCATCGCGGCCATGACGCGGCCGACGCCGTAGGACACCCACGCGTCGAGCCACACGTCGGCCGGGGCGGCCCGGATCACGTACGGGTGGCCGGCCAGCTGCACCGTGATGGGCCGCAGGGCCAGGCCGGCCTGCGGCTCGAACACGATCATTCGACGACGACATCGGCGCTCTGGGCCGGGGCGCCGAGGTCGAGGTCGAGGACGCGCGCGGCCTCATCGATGCCGGTCATGATCGCCCCGAAATCGAGCGTGCCGCGGGCCATCGCGGTCGAAATCCATTTGCGGTCGTGCAGCTGCATCACGAACACGTTCACGGCGTCGAGGATGTCGTTATACAGCTCGCCCCGTTCGTCCTGTGAGAACTGCGCCCCGCTCTGCCACGCTTCCATGGCGAGTTTGAAACGGTGGAACGTGGCCTCGAACCACAGCATCTGTGTTTCGGTGGGCATGCGCACCTGCACGCGCTTGGTCTCGCCGGTCGGTTCGCCGTCTCTGGACAGCGCCAGGTCGATGAACCGCGGTTCGGCCGGCTCGGCCGAGTCGGCGGCGGGCGCGTCGGTGGCCGGTGCGGGGGTGGTGGTCTGGTCGCTCACGGGTGCCTCATTACTCGTCGGTATAGATGAAATCGTGCTCGAGCGCGGCCTGCCGCGCCCCCTCGGCCAGGAACGGCTGCGGCCGGGTGCCGGGGTGGTTCACGTGGGTGGCGTACACGACTTGCCCGCCGGTCTCGAACCGCAGCACACCGCCCGGAGTGCGCGGGGTGATCACATGCGGCTGCGTTCCATTGTGGACGTTCCACGCATAATCGGTGTCGTTCACCAGCCGCGCCGTCGCCGACCAGTTCGCCGGCGCCTCGACGATCAGCTGATTGCCAGCGCGCAGCCGGCCCGTCCGCACCGGGGTGGCGATCGTGGCGTACGTCAGGGAGTCGTTCCCCATGTCGGTGACCAGGCCCGTGCACACGTCCTCGGCCAGGTTCTGTGCGTTGCCCCGGTAGTACGTGTAAGCGATGTTGACCTGCGCTGGCATGCCACCAGCATAGGCCGCGCCGCTAATCTCGAGCCATGATCACATTGGTGTATCCGGTCGGCCGCGGCCGCGGGCAGATGCTGCGATGGTCGCTGCGGTCGGTGCACGCCGCCGCCGCCGGCGCCGAGGTCCGCATCGTCATCTGCGGGGCGCTGCCCGACTACATCAATCGCCGCGCCCCGGGCCTGATCGTCGTGGCGGTGCCGCAGGGCCGCAACGTGTTCGAAAACGTGTGGGGCGCTTGGGAGCGGGCCGCGGACACCGTCGACCGCGATGGCCCGTGGTGGTGGATGAACGACGATTTTTTCATGACCGGCGCGCTGCCCGACGCGCTCGCGCCCTCGCACCTCGGCCCCCTCAAAGGATGGATTCAGGCCATCGGCGGCCAGGGGGTGTCCCTATGGGTCAGGCGCGCTCAGACGGCCCTGGACGCGCTCATGGCGGCCGGGCATGACCCGATGTGCTGGGAGACGCATCGACCGCTGTACGTCGATCCTGGCAACGTCTACGGGGCCCGTCATTTCCTGGCTGAGGCCGGCATCGCGCCCCGCGATGTCGCGCAGCGCACCGTGATCGCGACCCTCGCCGGACGCACCGGCCCGGCGCTGCCCGACCCGAAGATAGGCCCGCGCGAGGGTCCCATGCTGTCGCCGCTGGTGTCGACCTCGCCGACCTCATGGAAAGGGCCGCTCGGGCGCCAGATCAGGGCGGCGTTCCCGCACCGGTCACCGTGGGAGCGGTAGGGACTCGACCGCGGCCACCCACGCGGCGATTTCGCCGGCGTGGTTCAGGGCCTCGGCGCGAGCGCGCGCCGCGTCGCTGGCCCGCTGCCACACCGCGGGGTTATCCATGAGCTGCCGCAGGTGCCGGTGCCACTCGGTGGGGTTGCCCCGCGATATGAAGATGCCGCCCTGCCGCAGGGACTCGCGCAGGCCCGGCGTCGGCGTGGCCATGACCGGGATGCCCGAGGCGCACGCTTCGACCGCGACGCGCCCATAGGACTCATACCGCGATGGCACGAGCAGGACACGGGTACGCGACCACACCTCGCCGGGCATGTCGTGGGTGGTGTCGATAACCTCGACGTTCGGGTACCCGGGCCGGATGTCCTGTTTCCCGTAACCGCCCTTGACGGCCAGGAATTTGTACTGCGGGCAGCGCATCGCCAACCGCCAGAATGTGTCCGACCCTTTCAGCCGGTACATGTTGATCATGGTGACCATGTCGCCCGGCGTCGTCGCGTGCGCGGCCACGTCGATCGTCGGGTGCACCACCACCGAGCGCGTGCCGTGCGCCTCGGGCCGCAGCCGCCGGGCGATCCAGTTGGTGTTGCACACGACCAGGTCGGGCCGGGCCGCGACGACACGCCGCGCCGGCTGGAAATCGTTGTGAATCAGGGCCACCGACGCGGCGCCGAGGTGCCGCGCCAGATCGATCACGTGCTCGGTGTTCTCGTGATGGGACACGATCGCGTCAGGGCGCCACTCGGTGGCGAACGCGTCGGCCGCCGCCTGCCGCGCCTCCACACTCCCCTGCCCCAGACGGCAGTGCGACGGGATACCGTCGATAGTCCAGTCGGCCGCGTACCCGGGGGCGCTGGTCGAGATGACGGCGACCTCATGGCCCGCGTCGCGCAGGCCCAACAGCAGGCCGTGCAGCATCGTCTCGGAACCGGCTTGCAGGTAGGGCAGCGAACCGTGCACGTAGGCGAGGACTCTCACGCGCGCGCCCCGTCCTGCACGTACCCGAACGCCTCGCGGGCGCCGATGAGGCGCCACACGTCGGCGGCCGGTACGTGCCGGTCGTCCTCCAGGACCGGCGACCAGCCGCGCGGGGTGCGGTTCACATCGCGCGGGATGGCCTCGGCGAGGCCGGTGTCGATGGCGACGCCCAGGGCCAGGCCGAGCGCGTCGAGCGCGTCTTGCAGCGGGAACGCCTCGATAGGAATCGTGGTGGTGGCGACGCGCGCGCATCGGGTATTCCAGTCGCACCACCATGCGACCGCGGCCTCGACCACGTCGAGGCCGCGCACCGCCGGGCAGTGGAGGTACGCGAATGCTTGCAGCGGCGTGGCGATGGGTCCGAAAAAGCCGGTGCGCACCAGGGAGCGCACGACGGCGACGGGGTCGCGGGTGATGTGCACGACCGGGCCCGACCAGTTGCCGGCCTCGATGTCGGGCAGCGCCAGCCAGGAAACGTCGACCTCGAGGCCGGGCACTGGCGGTTGCACGCCGGCGCACCAGAACCGTTCATGGCCGACGTTCAGGCCGCCGCGGGCCAGCAGCTCGGCGATGTAGCCGGTGCCGCACCGGCCGGTGCCGATGACCGCGGCCGCCGGCGCGTCGAGAGGGTCAATGTCCATAGGGGTTCCTCACGGGCTGGTCGGGCTGGTGGTCTCGCAGCAGTCGAAACGGGAACGGTCCCCCACCCCAATCGTGACCGTCATCGATCCGCCGACGCATTGCCCTTGGATGCCGGCGGGATTCCATACCCCCACAATGGTCGTGATCGCGCCGCTGTCCTCATGCGAGGGCACCCAACAGCAGCTGATGGCCCGGCGCAGCGCGGCGGCGTCCTCGAGCACGTTGTATGTGGTCACGGCCCAGTCGTCGCAGCTGGCGTATCCGCCGGCGTGGGGCCAGCAGCGCAGCGCCCCAATTTCGAACGTCACGGCCCACTGCCCGAAACAGTTCGTGCCGGCCATCGACGCCGAGCGGTTGAATTCCAGGGACTCGCCGCCCAGCGTCGGCCCGAACGGCGTGGGCCGCACCCACGCCAGGCCCTTGCAGCATTCGTTTTTTCCCGACTTGGGGTCGAACTGCGCGACGGTGGCGCCGGTGCCGATGCGGTGGCAGATCAGCGCCGGCGGCGCGGGGTGGTCGAAATCGAGGAACCCCGTCTTGAGGCAGTCCAGCAGTTCCTCGGCGAGCGGCCATACCAGCGGGTCAGTCACAGCGGCACCTGCCTATACCGGCTGGCGCGGCGGGCGCCGGTTGGGACTGGTGATGGTGGGCTGCCGCGTCTGCCCGTACGGGTTGCGCGCTTTCACGACTTGGTCGACCTCATCGATGCCCAGCGCCATGATCGGCGATCCTGGCCCGGGCAGGTCAGCGAAACTCACGGTGGTGCCCATCTGCGACAGCTGCGCGACGCGCCGGGGCAGCCGGCACTCGTCACCGGCGCAGGCGGCCGCGAACTCGCACGCGAGGATGCCCGCGGCCAGGCGCACGTCCGGCGGCAGCGGCTGCCCGTCGAGGTACAGGATTTGCAGGGCGGCGACACCGCCGACCTTGCAGCACACCGGCCAGCATTGCCCGTCGATGCGCGCGAGCGTGTCGTGGTCATAGACGCGGTAGGCGTCGGGGTCCAGGACCTCGCCGGCGACGGTCACCTCGATGATGGCCTCGGTGGTGGCCACGTGCCCGGGCAGGTGCACCTCGCACATCGCGTTGCAGCACAGGCTGCCAGGCCCGGCCGGCCCGTTCCACCACACACCATCGGTCAGGTACGGGCGCCACGGTCCGCGGCCGCCGAGCGCGAACCCCATGGCCGGCGCCTCATTCCATGTCGGCATACGCGACAGGTCGGCGCAGACCTCGACCGTGACCTCGCATTGCCCGTAGATGCGGCCCGTAGCGGCCCACATCCACGCGCTTGCCAGCGCGATACCGGCGGCCTGCTGCTCGGGGGTGCGGGATTCCCAGGCGTGGCAGCAGCCGGTGGCGACGGGGTCGAGGTCCCATGCGCACGGTTCGTCGGGCATCGGCGTGGCCTCTCTGGAGGGTGTGAGCGGGCGCCCCGTTGGAGGAACCCCTTAAATCCCTGTCCTCGGGGCGCCCGCTCGCATTATGGACGGTTAGGGCGACACCAGGACCGGCGAGGTCGGCGAGGTCAGGCCCACGCAGCCGTCCGTGATTTCGGGCGGCGGTACCGTCGTTTCGCGCCCGAGCAGGATCTGCGAGGGCATCATGGGGTCCAGCAGTGGGCCCGGGTCGCCGGCGGCGTCGGCGACGACATCGAAAGGCCCGTCCTCCCAACCGCCGCCGATCATGGAATCGAATTGGATGGCGTATGCGTCGGTGTTGTTCGAGATGGTGGGCGCGGTCGACTCGGTGCCGTTCGTGCAGAACGGCATCAGGAAATACGCCCAGCGCGGCACCCCGTCGGGGCACAGCGCCGTGGCCGGGCCGGGCATCATGCCGGCCCACATCTCGAGCGCGAAATTGACGTTGCCGGCGGTCTGCGTGTTCACGCGGAACCCGACCTCGTCCATCGACTGCGCGTCGATTTCCGAGTCGGTGCCCAGCATGAGGCGTTTCAGCAGCGGGTCGATGTCGTTCACGCTGAGGGTGGCCTGCGTGAACTTGAGCAGCGACTTCGTACGCTTGTAGTAGTGCAGTTCGTCGTCGTCGCAGCGGATGACGTATTCCTGCGCGTCCTCGCGCTGTTCCTCCCACGTCAGCGACACCGTGCATTTGCGCACGTAATAGGTGCACTCGGAGTCGTACGCGGGCACGGCGCAGCTGTCGAGCCGGGTCACGCGCAGCCGCACCGGCGCGCCGGGCCGGAATGTCCTGATCGCCATGGCTATCGGGTCTCCTTCCGAGGTTTGCCGGCGGCAGTGTAGCTGCGCATCAGCCACCGGACTGCCGCCACGTCATCGACCTGAATCCCCGAGATGGGGCCTTTCAGTACGGTGATCTTGGCGTCGGGGGTGTCCTCGCGCACCTGCTCGGCCAGCTCGGCCGAGCTGGCCCGCATGACCCCGTCGTCGTCGCGGGTCGAGATGATGATCATCGGTTATGCCACCTCCACAGTGACGTACGCGTTGACGCATTCCCAGGCGGCGGCCCAGTCGCGTTCGGCGTGCATGTTCCATTCGTTGTTCATGAGGTCGGCCGCCTGCTGCTCGGGCGTGACCGTCGCGGTGGCGCGGCGCCACAGCGTCAGCTGCCCGGTCACGAACACCTCGTTATCGGCCAGGCCCGCATTGAAATAGACGAGCGTGCCTTTCGGGGTGCGGTAGGGGCGCGGGCTGTTCGACCACTGCGACCGGTCGGCGCCCATGGCCGACAGGGCCACGGGCACGTGCAGGACGCCGGCGAGGCCGTACCGGCGCGTCACATACAGGTGGTTTTCCAGGACCGATACCGCTTGGACGATGTCGAGGACGGTACCGAGGTTGTTTCCGGCGTCGGCCGAGGCGGCCGCGGCGAGGCCGTCGGCGACGTGTTCCTCGACCGCGACGTGTTCGGTGGCGTCGAGTTTGGCCCGCACGTCCGATTCCATGACCGCGTATTTCCGGGCGGGCATGGGGCACGACAAGTCGGCGTCGACCACGAACGCGCCGCCGGCGATGACGGTGGTGCCCGGTCCCTTGTCCAGGCCCGGCGGCGAGTCGCAATCGATGTCGTACGCGGTGGCCGCGGCGCACCATGGCACGTCGTACCACACATCTGCCAGGCGCGGCAGATCATACGGGCCGTTGGCGGCGTCGATGATGGAATAGGGCCGCGCGGCCGCCGAGGTCGGCCGCGCGACTTCCTGTGCTGGTGCAATAGCAGCCATGTGCAGGTGCCTCTCAGTCCCGTTACGGGCTGGTCGGGCTGGTGGGGCTCGACAGGCCCACGCAGCCGCAGCTGCACGGGTCCAGCTCGACCGTGTACCGGCGCGAGTAGGGGCAGGTTTGCAGCGCCAACCAGGCGTCCTCGACGAACAGGGCCGTGTAGGCGTTGTTCGGCAGCTGCGCCGAGTCATAGATGGTGTCAAGGTCGATGATCTCGGCGGCGCCCTTGACCCAGGTGCCGGCCGGGTAGACCAGGAACTCGGCCGAGGTGGCGAGCTGCTGAATCGGCGTCGCACCGCCGGGCAGGCCCTCGGTGTTCGGCGACATGTGCGCATCCTGCCATCCATAGACAAAATGGACAGTCGCGTTGAGTTTCGCGAACTGCTGCTCGATCCACGCGTCGGCCTTGACCGGGTCCTCGAGCGCGCGGCGGCGCACCAGCGCGGCACGGAATTGCGCTCTGACCCAGAACGGGAACACGACCTCGAACTCGCCGCCCATTTCCATGTACGCGCGGGCGCCCAGGTCGTCGATAGCCATCTCGACCGCGGCGATCGCGGCAGAGAAAGCGTCGTCCTCGATGCAGGTGGCGACCTCGCCGGCGTAGTCGCTCGCCGCGGCGATCGCGGCGATAATCCGGCTGTTCGTCTTGTGGAACTTGGCGGCGAGCGCGTCGGCGATAAACGCGTCGATCGACTCGGGCCACGCCCGGCGTTGCAGCAGACCGGCGGTCACGCACAGCCAGTCGGCGTTCAGGCGCACGTTTTCGGTCTCGAGGCACGGCACCTCAATGCACGTTTTGACCACGCCGGCGTTCGCCTCGGCCTCGGTCATGGTGTTGTCGCCGAGCAGGTCATAGACGGACCCGAAATCGAGGCCGCCGCCGGCCACGTGGATGATGCCGCCGCGGTCGACGGTGCGCTCGGGCAGCGGCAGGGCGCCATCCATCGAGGACCTGCGGCACAGGTTGTACTCGGGCAGGGACGGCGCGCAGTAGGACGCGATGAGGCCGCGGCGCCGCGAGGGCCGCGTCAGCACGTGCTCGCGGCCGGCGCGCAGCCGGTCGGCCCATTCCAGGGCCGCGCCCTGCGCCACCATCCAATTCTGCTCGGCGTCGCCGGTGAACTGCTGCTCGGTGATCTGCCGCTGAATCGTCGCCGCGTTGTGCCGCGAGGGCGATTTCATGACGGCCGAGCGGCCCGTGGCGCCGAAGCGGCCGCCGACGCTGGACAGCTGCGCCGCAGCCAGACGCGTCGTGGGGATCTGCTTGGACGGCTGCCGGATGGCCGCGCCCCTCGAGGTGCCGCGGTCGATGCCGTATCCCTTGATGCGGGCCGCGACGGCGCCGGCGAGCTGGCGCCGGTCGGCCAGGACCTGCCCGCCCGTGTATCCGCCACCGATATCGTTCGCGGCGATCATCGCCGGCATGGGCGCGTCCTCATCGTCGCCCGCGCCGTCGGCGTCGGCGTCGGGGCCGGTGCCGAGCAGGTCGGCGACCGAGGGGGCGCTGCCGCCACCGCCGCCGTTGTCGAGGCCCGGGCCGCGCTGGCCGGCGGCGTTGGTCAGGAACTCGAGCAGGCGCGCGGCCGTGGCGTTCACGGTGGCGTCGTCGAGGCCGCCGTCGCCCTCGGGCGGCGTGGTGGTGCCGCTGCCGTTGTCGCCCTCGCCGGAGTCGCTGCCGTTGTCGCCGTCGGCGTCGTCGCCGCCGGTGCCACTGTGGTCGGTGGCCGCGATGCCGGCGAGTGCGTCGAGCGCGGCGGCGTGGGAGTCGGCCGAGGCGATGTTCGTGGTGATCAGGCCGCCGACCTCGCGCGACCACTCGGCCAGCTCGGAGGCGTAGGCGAGTTGTTCGTCGTTCAGCGGGGCATTGCGGGCGGCCTCGGTGAGGGCGGCGGCGGCGGCACGGATGTCGCTGTGCCAGGCGCGCAGGGCCTCGAGGTTGCGGGGGTCGAGGTCGGGCCGTGTCAGACGGTCCATAGGAATCGCTCCCTATACGTGAGGTGTGTGGACGTGCGGATACTGCCCGTATCCCGCTGTCCCAGGCATCACGTACAGGCTGTTGACCCGATGCTAACACCGCACACCCGTTGCGCGCGAGGGTCGGTTACGCTCGCGGTAGCCCTTTGTAGGGGTTACCCGCGAGCGCAGCCTGTGCACGGCTGCTCACCCACCGCGGGGTGCGGCATCGCATGGGTGCATAGCCGCATCGCGCGGCCACTCGATGGCCGTATGCGCCCGCCTGGTCTTAGACCTGGCGGGCGTTGTCCTGTTTGGGGCGCCGGGCCAGGCGCGCGGTGTTCGCGCCGAGGTCGCGCCGCTTCGCGTTGATCTTGCTGTGATCGGTCGACTGGTAGGCGACGCCGTCCCACACGAACGTCCACAGCAGGTCTTTCTGGTTGCACGGGATGCACGCGGTTGTCGCGCTGGCCATGGCTACTGCCCTTCTGTTTCGACGCGTGCCTGAATCACCGGCCAGCGCCACGTGCCGGGGGGAATCTCGAGGCCGTCGCCGCCATAGGCCACGTTGAACTCGCCGAACCCGCCGGCGGGATTGTTGGCGCTGGGGCTGTAAACCCACAGGTGCACGCGGGTGGGGTCGGTGATCGGCTCGACCTCGCCGGCCTCGACGCCGGCGGGGTCGATGGTGTCGATAGTGGCGGTCACGATCGCGGCGCGCATCGTCTGCAATCCCAGCTTGCCGCGGTAGTGCAGGATGCGGCCCAGCGTGGGCGTGTTCGGTTCGTGATGCTCGGACATGGGGGACACGTCCGACGGGGTGGGGGCCGGCGAGGACTGCGGCCTGGTCGGCCTCGCCGGATTCGGTTCGTGGCGTTCAGACACGGGCGGTACCTCCGATGTGGTGCAGGGCGGCGAGGGCCGCCGCCTGGTCGGCCTCGTCGAGGGTGGCGGCGAGCGCTTGCGTGGCGGTCCTGGTCTCCCAGGTGCGGCGGGCGATGTCGTACACGGCGGCGGCGTCGAGGCCCGCGGGCACGTCCTCGGCGGGCCCGGCGGCGGCGATCACGACCGATCGGTGATGCCCATGCTTGACACGCTTGGTGAACGCGGGCCGGCCGTGGTCCAGGGCCAGTGCCTCGACCAGTTCGTCAGACTCGCCGGCGGGGCGCCAGTCGCCCGACCACACCCGGCGCGCGAGTACGCGTTTCTCCTCGGGGCCCAGGCCCTCGCGCAGCAGGCCCGACAGCCATATCTCGCCGGTTTCGGTCTCGCCGATCGCCACATCGGCCAGGGTGGTCATGCGGTCGTGGTGGGCCATGGTCTCGACCAGCGACAGCGTCCACGCACAGGCGTGGTCGTCGGCGGTGGCCGGGTCGCACTCGCCGGGGCAGTCGGGCTTGCAGCCGTTGCCGATCTGGCCCAGGCCCGTCGTCAGGCGCCCCACCGGGATCTTGCCGGCGTCGGTGGCGAACTCATAGCGGGCGAACAGGGCATAGCCGGTCGCGGTCGGCGGGGGCCCCATGCATTCGTTCGTCCACGCGGCATGGCAGGCGTTCGCGCTCGAGAGGTGCCCGAAAATCCGGCGGCCCTCGATGCGGTATCCGGGGTCGTACCCCTCGATGTTGGGCTGCTCGAACGCGGCGGCCGGCGCCGGCTCGGTCACGGCGGCGATCATGGCCCGGCGCAGCGGCGAGGCGCCGATCAGCGCATCGTCGTCGGCATCGTCGTCGTCCTCAGTGGCCGGTATATCTGATGGCATGTCGTCGGCCTCGGCGTCGGCCTCGGGGTTGACGGGGTCGATGATGGTAATCGAGGTGCCGGTCATCGCCGGCATGCCGACCAGGGTCATGCCCGAGATGTCGGCGCGCAGCAGCCGCTCGGTTTCCGTGTCGTACGCGAGGGCGCCCGCATCGATCGACGGATTGACCAGGCCCTCGGCGGCGACCTTGACGGCCTCGCGTGCCCACGCGGCGATGCGCTCGGGGTCCTCGGGTCCGTCGAGGAAATACCCGGTGGCGGTGGCGATCCCGTCGGCGTCGTCGAACTCGACCGAGGTCACGCCGCCGATGAGGTAGGCGTCCTCATGCCCTTTGTTGTCGGGCTGGTAGTACAGCGGCGCCGGAAGTTTCCCAACCACGTACTCGGTGTCGGTGAACATGTCGCCGCGGATGTCGCGCGTGACGCCGCCTAGCTCGGTGGCCGCGGCGGTGAACGTGTGGCGTCCATTCATGACGGTGAATCCCCTTTCTAGCCTCGGCGGCGCGAAAAATCGATGTTCTGGCCGGGGCGCACCAGGACGGTTGTGCACCGGCATTGAATGGTTTCGTCAGGTGGCCCGGCCGGGTCACCAGGGTGGCGCAGCATCGCCTGCCCGACCTCGAACAGGGCGCCGACGGGCACGCGCTGGCGGTCGGCCAGGCGGTGCGAGGGCCGCGTGCGATCGTCCAATGTGGCAAGCCACATCTTTTCCCAGACGCCACCCTGGCGCTGTGCGATCTGCTGGTGCCCGTCGGCGCGGCCCGCGTTCAGCGCGCCGATGGCCTCAGTGCGGGCGACCACCGTGGCCCGGTTCTGCCAGCGCGGTGTGGCGGTGGCGTCGAGGATGTCGTCGATCTGCTCGGCGAGCGCGGGCCCGTTCAGGCCCTCGGTGACCGCATCGGCGATCTGGCGCTGTATCAGGGCATAGACCAAATTCGGGACATCAGACATTTGGTTGCGTCGCAGCAGGGCGCGCTCGCGGGCGGCCGCGGCCATGTCGGGGGGGTAGGCGTCGTCACCGGTGGCGCGCTTATAGGCGTCCTCGGACACGTCATAGATGGTGGTGGTCGCGATGACGGTCACGGCCTCGGTCCACTGGGGTGCGTGCGCCCAGACGGTGACGGGGTCGAGGGTGTCGCGCAGGGCCTGGCGCACGGCCTCGAGCCACACTTTCAGCGCGTCCCAGATCGCTTGCCACACGGTGCGTTCGGCGCGCTCGGTGTCGCCCAGGGCCTCGAGACGCGCGGTCAGCCACGGGTCGGTTCCCTCGCCGTCCCATGCCGGTTCGTCTGCGCGGTCGCTCATGGCGTCAACCCGGTGAGCGATAGCCACGCGGCCAGCTCGGACACGTTGTGGGTGCGCCCGGAGAGGATCAGGCCGCGCGTGTACGTGTCCAGGGCTGCGGTCAGTTTCTCGGGGTCGACGCCGGGCAGGCGTGAGGCGGAGTCGGGCAGGTGGCGCCAGGCTCCGCGCAGGGCGTGGTCCATCTGGTTCTGCTGCGGGGGCGCGTCCAGTCGGGTGTGGAGCGCGGCGCGGTCCTCATCGGCCGTGTGGCGCTTGACCAGGCGGCCGCCGGCTAGCTCGAGGGCGCGGTTCACGGCGAGGTCGGCGACGGCGACCAGCGCGCCGGCGGCCGCGGCCGTCAGCGCCGGCTGCGGCATGTCCTCGGCCGCGGGCGGTCCTGGCTGCTGCGGGGGTCCGACGCGGCCGCGCTCGGGCGACGCCGGCGCCTGCACGCTGTCGCTGTCGCGGCTGGTCGAGTCGATCACGACGGCCTCGCCGCGGGGTGCGAGGCCGGCGACACCGGCCAGCGCGGTGCCCAGCAGCGTCGGGTCGGCCATGATGAGGCGGCGCGCGAACCGCTGCGCTTTCTCCGCGGGTTTCGGCGCGTCCTCGGGGTCATAGGTGGCGACGCGCAGCATGGCCTCATCAGAGATGAGGTCGCGGTCCCACAGGTTCAGCGCGTCGCCGACGGTGTCGCCGCGCAGCCGCAGCGGCGAGGTGTCGAACTGGTAGGCGAACCGGGCGGTGTCCATTTGCAACATCTCGACACCGGGCGTGAGAAACACCTGCGTGAGGCCGTCGGCGATGCGCGACAAGATGGGGTCATAGTGGGTGGTGATCGTGTCCTCAGAGACCAGCCATGCAGTCCAGTGGTTGTCCTCATCGTGCCCGAGGGTCATCGACACGGGCGCGTCGAGGGACTGCGCCAGTGACGTGATCTTGCGTTCGGTGAGGGACGCCAGGGCCTCGGAAAGTTCCGACCAGAACGTGAGGTGCCGGATTTTGTCGATGTGGTCGGGGTGCATCGTGATCATCTCGGGGATCAACGAATTGGGGTGGGCGGGGTCATCGATGATTTCCGAGGCCGCAGCGATCAATTTATCCGTAAAGCCTTGAATGCCCTTTTTCCCGAAATCGACCGAGTCGGGCCACACGAGGATGCCAGCGCCAGTGAGCCGCGAGTCGAGTTCGGCCGCCTCCCGTTTGCGCACTGTGGAGAGGACGGCGAGGTCAGGGAGCGCGGCCCGAAACGGCGAGTCGGCCTCGGACGCATGCTTGGGGTGGGGGGTCCAGACTCGGGCGATCACGTCGCGGTCGGTGTGCAGGGTGGCCTCGCCGCCGCCGACCGAGGCGGGGCGCGTGCACTTCAACCCCTTGGCGGTCTGGCGCCGGTCGAAATCAAACCCCGAAACGATGTACCACTTGTCGCGGGCGGCGGCGCCGTCGGCGCCGGCGCGGCCATGCTCGCCGACTAGATAGAACTCGCCGGCCACGAACAAATTCAACGCGGCGAGGCGCAGGTTTTCGCGGCGTCGGGGCCCGACGCCCAGCGGCGAGGCGGCGAGGGGGCGCAGGCGTTCGTCGTCGGCCGGCCCGAGCGTTTCGCCGGTGTCGGGGTCGACCTCCACAATCGACAACTTGCATCGGCTGATCGCGTTCGCGACGGCGTTGGCGACGTAACGGCCCTGGCCGGTGGTGTCGTAGTACCGCCAGGCGTCGGCCTGCCACTCGGTGGTGGCCACCAGGTTCGTGCCCATCTTGCGCAATTGGACACTGGCGGCGACGATTCCGCGGCGTGGGTGCAGCTGACTCCGATAGGCCACCATTCCGCACCCCCATGCATTTAGCTGCGCCCTACTCCCGAGAGCATACCCGCCAGCTGTGCGAACGCTAGGGCCATGATCGACCACCCGAGCGCAGGGTGACCATGCCAGGACCACGCGGCGGCGGCGACGCCGGCGCCGACCCACACGCTGACGCACCAAGGGCATTGGACCAGGTACCCCAAGGGTTTGAGCAGCGGCCGCTGGTCGGTGGCGATGGTGACGGCGTCGCGCACAGGCCGGGTGATTTCATCGAGGGTGATCAATCCAGTGATGCGCAGGGTGGCCAGCGCGTACACGGGAAACCACAACATCAGTTCGACAACGGGAGGCATGCGCCGATCGTAGCCACGGCACACGACAGCGCCCCGCACCACGATGGTGCGGGGCGCTGGCCTCGGTCCTATATGGCGAGTGCGTCGAGGATGCGTCGCTGTGCCGTGGCCTCGGCGGCCGAGGCGTCGCCGATTTTCGCGCGCAGGTCCTCGCGCCGGGCCCGGGCGATGTCCCACACCGCGCTCGCGCTCGGCACGTGTGCGCAGGCGTGTTCGAGCGCTTGCAGGTGCGCGCGCTCGCGTACGGCGTTCACCAGGGTGGCTAGATCGTTCGTGGCCTGGCGGCGGCCGTCGTCGTCGCCGTCGGCGACCCCGGCGGCCTCGATGAGGTCGGCGGCGAGCAGGCCGTAAATCGCGGCCGCGGCGCCGCGTATCGGGATGGCGAGTTCGGTGTCGCCGTTCTGCCACGCCACCGCGGCGGCGTAGTACAGGCGGCCCATCTGGCGCAGCCGTTCGTGTACCTCGCCGTACCGCGTCACGGCCGGGCCTCGCCGTCGTCGGGCAGCAGGTCGAGCAGGACGCGGGCTGCGGCTATCTCGGCGTTCAGGCGTTCGTTCATGGCCTCGAAATTGGCCATGATCAGCCGCTGCCGCTCGCGGCCGAGGGCATAGTCACCGGTGGGCACCGCGCCGAAAACGCGCGCGGCCAGGTCGATGCGGGCGCGGGCCTTGGGCGAGGACGACAGCGTTTCGAGCGCATCAGCGGCGGCGGCGCCGGTGCCGGGCCGCAGCTCGGCGGCGGCGATGCGTTTCACCAGTTCCCAGCGCAGTGCGTTGCACTCGGCGCGCAGGTCCTCGGCGTACTGCTCGGGCAGTGTATCGGCGGCGGCGCGCTCGGCCAGCTCGACCGCGTAATGCAGGTCGCGCATGCGATACACCAGCGTGAGGGTGGACAGCTCGGCCCTGGCGGGGGT